GTCCACAACATTCCCAGGTTTAATTTTATCATTTAAATAACACTCTACACAAAGGGGATTTTCTTTTATGTATGCATTTCTAAATTTGCGCCAGGGTGTTGTGTGATAAAATGGGTTTGTTACCTTTCGACCAGCCTGGGGTTTGTTTTCAGAAACCCATGATCTTTTTTTTGATTTTGGAAATATTGGCATATTAAAATGGCAATGGTTTTGATTCACTTGGTTTTTCATTTTCAACAACATCAGCCCATCCAAAACTTTTTTTTGCATTTCCGATGTAATGGCTTTTAAAACTTTCACCATCATTTGTTGATTGTTTTATACCGGCATGATTCCCATAATTATCAGCATCTTCATTTATCCATATATCAACATAAATATATTTAGCACCTTTAGCACCTTTAAAAACTACTGATTCATTAATTTTATTTAGATCAATTGATCCTTTTAATAATTTACTCATTGTATTAAATTTTAATTAAGTTGATTATATATTTCGCACAAATATTTTATTTGATGTTTACAGTCATCAATCGGATAATGTTTTAATCCAATAAAATCAATTGATGATTTCGTTTTTGGATATAATAGTGCCAATGTTCGCACATCCATTTCCCTATGCCATTTCCAGGGGATATTAATGTTAAATGCTTGGTATGCATTTTCTAAAATACCCAAATCAAAGCGCGCTGAATTACCCCAAACAAACGCATCAGAATTTAAAAATCTTCCAAAGTTTTTTAAACCGGCAATCAATAATGGTGCATCATTACATAATATTTTTTCCCTGGCTTGTTCATTTTGAGATAACCACCATTTAACAGTATCTGCATCAATTTTTAAACCAGCATCCAAACAGCTTTGAATATCAATATTTGTTGTAAATTCTTTTCCCGTTTTCCCAGTTTGCAAATCAAAATAAACAGCTGCTATTGATAATATTACAGAATTGGATTTGTTACCCAAAGTTTCAATGTCAACCATTATATTATCCATCTTTTTCTTCATTCTTTCTGTTATATATTTTTAACAACCATTCACCATTTACATATAAATCATACCCAAAAGATAAACCAACGCGTTTAAACTTTTTTAATGTTTTACCTTGTACGCTGATTTGGTTTGGGTATCCTTCATTTTTTATATTTCCTAAAAACCATTTTGTAAAATTTGTACTCATCACATATTTTAATTCTTTTCCATCCCAATCACAATCCTTTGCATTAATTACCATTTCCCATTCAAATATTGATTCCATAAAGTTTTTTCATTTCTTCAATTTTAACCTGGTTTTCTTTTATCGCAATTTGGTCTTTTTGTTTTTGGTCCATTTCGGGTTTTTTAGTTTTATTTTTTAATCTTTGGTACATCTTAAAAAATTTATCTTCATTTGGATGTTCAATTTTATGTTTGCTGCACTCTTTTATTCTTTGGGTAACAGCAAATTCATCTTTTTCAACAGAATATTGATTTAATTCATGCAAAATATTTTGCAGCACCGGTTTGCCGTATGGATTATTTTTTGCCAACCTGGATGTTAATGCCGTTAAATCGCTGATTGTGTAATGATAAAAATCTTTTAAAATGATTTCAACCATGTAAATCATTTGCCGATCCTGGACATCAGCCTTTAACAGATCAACCATAATTGCAATTTCAACCGCTAAAATTGATTTTACTTCTTTTTCACCGCGTAATAATTTTATTTGAGCAAATGATAGTTCATTAGATTCCCAAACTTCCATCAAGCTAGTTGCCCGCTTACTTAATTTGCCGGCATTTTTAACTGTTAATTCTTTGTAATGTTCTTTTAAGTAAATCAGTTGTTGTTCCATGATCATTTTTTTGTTTAAGTTCAAAAAACCCCAGCCAACCATTTGCCATTGATTGGTTGATTATATTAACCGCTGTGTTTTCATTACCATCACTCTTTTTTGATAATGATGATAATGCTGATTGTTCACCAATTATTTGATATTTTTTCTTTCCCATTTCTTTCCGGTAATTTTTCCAAAGCTGCCAATGGTGAATAAAATTATCAGATGTAAATGGCATTATTAAAACTTTTTCTTTTTCTTTTTTATTTTCTTTTTCTTTTTCCTTTTCTTCTTCCTTTTCCTTTTCTTTTTCCTTTTCTTCTTCCTTACTACCTTTTTTTAAATACAAAAGGGGCTTTAAAGGGGCTTCAAAGGGGCTTTGTTTTAAAGTAAAAGTTTCATCATCAATTTCAGTTAATAAACCATAAAAATCCAATTCTTTTATTACCTTTTTTAATGCTGGGTTATTGGTCCTTAATTCATTGTTATATTGGATTTTAACAAAGCTGGGGATAAACCATTTTTCACCATCCGCAATTAACATAATTTTACTTTCAAATGCAGCTAAAATTTTATCATCCGGATAATCAATATTGATCCCGCAGCGCAATTTGGCAACATCCATTTCAACATTCCAAATTCCCGCGGCATTACAATCACAAAAAAGGTACACCCAAAGGGGCTTTAAAGGGGCTTCCAAGCCCCTAATAAATGTATCTTTAAACATTTCGGTATCAATAAATCTTTTTCCCATATTATTACAATCTTAATTTTATTAATATCTTATTTCACCCCAAATTATTTGCTGGATTTCATCAACTAGCAATTTAAAATCCGGGTAATGTTTGATTTCATTTTCAACAACCTTTGTCGCATGCATAATTGAGCAATGATGGCGGTTATAATATTTCCCAATAATGGACCAACCGGGCTGCTCCCATTCTCTATAATGTTCTTTGTGCTCCAAATACATTAAAATATGTCTGATCATTACAATTTTCCTGGTTCGTTTTTTTGACAGTATATTATCCCGGCTAACATTAAAAGTTTTTTGCAGTTTTGGCGCGGATTCTAATACATTCATAAATGTATTTAAGTAAACTATTCCTGGCATATTTAATTATTTACAGAATATAGTGCAACTCTTTTTCCGGATTTGGTTTTAATCCATTCTGTTTTGATCGCATAACCTTGTTTTCTTAATTCCCAAATACGATCTTTGTAAGAAATGCAGTTAAAACGGGTAAAAATATCCAGCCCGGTTAATTTATTCCCATCTTCCAAAGCATCAATAATTAAATCATTTTGTGTTCTTTTTTGCATAATACAGATTTATTAATTATATGTGTGCGCAGCGGTTTCAATCGCTATTCTTTTAATGTCCATAGACATTAATTTAGCATGTGATATTAATAACATAATTGAATGGGTTTGGTCCACTTTTATTAAACCACCTTTTGCGCTTTCTTTTTTATGGTTTATTAAGTTTTGGCGGATTTTCCCAATTGCTGGGGTTATGGAATCAATTTTTAATTCATTAATTTCATCCAAAAGTTGGTTAATTGTCATTAAAGATTTCATAATAAAATTATTTTTGTTTAGCATTTAAATATCGTTCCAAATCTGTTGATCTCATGCGCCAATGCCCATTTTTAAACATCCCAAATTCAATTAATTTTTCTTTCCGGTTCAAAAATGATCCATAAGAACTCACATTTAACGCAGCCAGGATTTCACCAGCAGTTAAAATTTTATCTTCTTTTTTTTCTGCCAATAATCCCTTTTCAATGATATAATCCAGTTTTTTTTCCAATCTGATTAAAACATTATCTGTAATATTTTCCATATTTTTATAAATTATATGATGTATATTATATATTTTATATATATTTGAACAAAGTTGATATTAAGTATATAATATTGTACAAATATAAACAAAAAATCAACATAATTGATAAAAAGTTGATATAATATTAAATTAATTTATAAATAATTGGAATACAATCAAATAAAAGCGGTAATAAAATCCAAAGGATTAAGAATCCAGGATGTAGCTAAAAAATTAGGCTATACTTATGCGGGATTAATTAAAGGAATTAAAACCAATACTTTAAATTACAATTCCAGGTTAAAATTATTTGAAATGTTGGATATGATTAATGAAATTTCTGATGATCAAAATGAATACAAAGAGTTATCAAAACATTTACAAACGACCATTGAAAAATTATTAAAACAAATTGAATTTTCAAATGACCAATTAGAAAAATTAGCAGAAATAATTCAAAATTTAACAACCAAATCAACTCAAGAAAATGAAAAAGTAACCAAAAAAGTATTAAAAAATGGCAGCTGACTCCAAAAATGAGATTAATGAAAATTACATTAAATCTTTAGAATTACAGATTAAAAAATTAAATTTAATTATATCAAGTTTAACAAAAACACTAGGATATATTTCATATAAACGCAATGAAATTTTTAAGACAGAATCTAAAGTTTGTGAACCAGGTAAAGTTATAGAAATATACCCCCAAAAAAGCAAAGTAAAATCAATGGCGTTATAGTTCTAAACTTAAATCAATGTAAACTTTTGCTGTTTCATATTTTGATATTCCCATTGCTTTCATAACATCAAAAATTGATCCGGATGTTTTGGAATATAATGTTCCAAAAGTATGGCGCGCTAAATGAACAGTAATTGTTTTGTTAGTATTTATAGCGGATTGAATAATTTTTAAACCCTGGTTCATTTCTTGGTTGGAAATCTTTTTTCCAAAAATAAATTTATTTTTTTTATGCTGTTTATAATATGGTAATATCAACCTTTCCGGTTTACCATCAAATAATTCATATAGCCTTAGAAATACTCTCTTATCCACTTTTTTCATTCTTTCCAGCACCAGCACCAAACCGCCATCCCGCTTGTTAAAATCGCTGTAATTAAGCCCAAATAAATCTGAATATCGTAAACCGGTATAACATGCAAATAAAAACATGTCTTTTATTAAATCAACCCTTTCAAATCCTGTTGATTCCAGCATTTCAATTTGTTCTAATTCTTTAAAAGTTAAATAATCATGGTTTGGTTTTGGTCTTATGTTTTTAAAATATTCAAATGGATGTTCATTTTGATCAATTTTTTTATCCCTAATTGCCAGGTTTACAAATTTTATAATATCCTTATTTATTTTCCATTTTGTTCCAGGGCTGTATTTGCGTTTATTTAACATATTATTAAATAAATCAACAAATTCCGGGTTAAGATCATTAAAATTTAATCCTGGATTAAATTCTTTTAAAATATTAATTGATCTTTTTTGTGATTTCATTGTTGATATTGTAATATCTATAATCTTCAATTTTTCAAAACAGTAATCAATAAATGATGGATCATTACCTTTTTTTAAAAAACTTTTTAAAATATCCGGGGTTAATTTTGATCCCTTTTTTAATAGATCATATTCATATTCTATAATTTCATTTTTAAAATTATTCAAATATATATTGTGATTATAATATTGATCATTTTTTGCGGTTACCATTTTTTTACTATCATTCCAATGTTCTTTTTTGATTTTTAGCTTTGTATTAATCCAAATTCTTTTTTGATTTTTAAAATAAACAACCAATTCAACAACTCCACATCCTGTTTTAATTGCATGTTTTCTTCTATCAAAGATTAATTTATATGTTACAATTGTTTTCATGGTCCAGGAATTAGATTTAAAAATATGATACAAATATTAAAATATGGTACACAATTTTAAAATGTGGTACAATATGCAGTTATTTATTTAGTGCGGTATCTCAATTGTAACAAAAAAATTATATACTATTGTATAATATTGTATATTATATGTGTATTTCATTTCTCTGTAAATGTACAAAAACTATGCAATAACATACAATAACATACAATTTAGGATTTTTGGGCATAAAAAAAGCCACCTAAAAAGGTGGCTGAAGCGGTCTGGACGGGACTAAATAAACTATTGATTATCAATCATTATAACACAATATGTATCATGTCAGTAACAAAAAACAATTATTTTATACTTTCCAATCAAAAAAATATGGGGTAATTCTTTTGTTTTTACCGGATATTTCCATAATTACAAACCCGGATGATCCTTTTTTAAAATTAGTTTGCACCCAATCGCTGCTGGGAGATAATGCCAGGTAATTAAAATAATCAAAATCATCTGATGCTGAATAATCCAATAATAATTGATGGGAATCACCTTTTTCAAAAGTTACATTAAAATCCCGGTTCATTAAATCATTTGCTTTTAAATACTCTTCAATTTTGGAAATGCCGCCTGGATCAATATGTGGTTTAAAACCAAATCTTAAATTTTCCCTGTCTTTGCCATGCGATAAAACAAAAACATGGTTTCCCCAAGTATAATGGTTAATGAATTTTTGATAATTTGTAACAGTTATATTATATTTAATTTTCGCTAACTCCTTAACGGCATAATTTACAATATATCCAAAACTCCCCGCATGATTATCATTGCAAATATTAAACATTTCAACATGATTAAATAATGGATAACAGTTATTCAATAACTGATCTTTAAAAACAACAGCATTTTCAAACATTTGTTCATTGGTCATGTTTTGGTGCAAATCATGCTGTTTTCTTACTGTTTTTCCATTCCACCCATCAACATAATCACCCAAATCAATTATATGTAATTCATCAAAATCACTTGCCAAATCTTTTAAAACAGAAATAATTTTATCTAATCGCAAAAATAATTCATCACGATCCCATTTTCCACCATATAAAGAATTTCCAGCTTTGTTGGTTGTCATTCCAATATGAACATCTGTTATTATTAATCGCAATAACTTTTTTCCCGCCTTATTTTTGGATGTTACATTGCGCTTGACCTTTTTAGCTGAATCATTTATAATTTTACTAATTAATTTTTCTGTAATTTTTAGATCATCTTTTTTTTCATAGTCCAAAACAATGTTAAATGCTTGCTGCCCCTGGTGATTGACATATTTTGCCGATTTCACCAGCTTCATATCAATCCCATTTTCTGTACAATAATTTTTAAATGAATCATTATTTAAATAATCTGAATAACCAGTATCATTTTGGCATGTTTCAGAATCATTAATTAATAATGTGGACCAGCTTTTACACTCTTTGCATTTAATTCTATGCTTACCGCCCCGCCTTCCTTTTTTAATAACCTTTGAACTTCCGCATTTTTCACAATTCATTTTTTATAATTTTATTTTCCAAAAAACTGAAATAAAAACTCTTTTATTTATTATATCGTAACCGCCAACATATAAATGCTGCTTCTTATTAATAAATGCAAATTGCGGACCAGCACCAAAACCAACCGCTGATCCATTAATGCCCAATCCGATATAATATTGATTTTTTGGAATTGGTTTATAATATGAGAATTTTAATTGCCGGTTAATTATTCTATTACGGCTAACTGTATCGGTTAAAATGGCAAATGATTTTTGATAAAAATAAATTGTATCAATAAAAACCTTTTTTGCCTGGTAATCTTTGACAATAAAAACAGTATCAAAAATTGTATCTGTTATTATTTGGTTATAAATTATTGTATCCGGATGGATTTTATAAACAGTATCAATAATTATTATAGGATCAACAATTGTTTTTTTGTTGTTACAATTTCTTTGTAGAATTATAACCAGGAATAAAATAATTATAAAAAGTAAATATTTTATATTATTTACCAAATTTTAATCTTTAAAATTTTTATCATGGTTAAAAATTCCCTGGATCACTTCAGCAACAAAAATGAACACAAATAAAATTGCCATGTATTTTATTGGATTTGGATTTAACATTAAAACGGATGAAATTAATAGATACATTAAATTTAAACGGGTATAAAACATTACTTTTTCCATAATTATAAATGCATTTCAAAATGTGGGGTATCCAGGATTGAATTAAAATTACCGCCCCATCTGTTTTTTTCATTTAGCTTTTCCCAAAATTCTCCAAGCTGATCAATCAGATCATGCCGATATATTAATTCACCGCGAATAAAAAAATTAAAATCAACCGCTAATCTTTTCATGTGGTTACTGTTTAATGTCCGGGTTAACCCCTTATCAAAATAAATTTGTTGCTGTTCTTTTGATCGGTACGCTTCTCCAAATGTTAATTTTACTCCTATGGCATCAGCATATAAAATTAATTTTGCTACATTTAAAACAAATTGTTGTTGATAATAATTTATTTTCATAATTCAATATATATGTCTTCCGGGGCTGTACTTCGCCCCCCAAAAAACGGGTAACATCTAAATTTACAAAACCCAATTTTGCCAGGCATCATGATTGTTTTATTGTTTATTGTAATGATATAACTTTTATGTTTATATTCAATGGAATATTTATAATAGATGCCAGGTTGTAATGATGTAATCAACATTTCATTCCTAACACCATTATAATAAACATATCCCGCAATATTTATTTTACCGCCATCACTCCGCCATACTAATCTTGCAGAATTTTCATGGATTTTAAATGATGAAATACCGGTTAATTTATTCCACCCTGGTATTAATTCTTTAATCAAACTGGAATGAGAAAAATGAACAACCCCGGATATTTTATTTGATACAAATGGAAACAACCGATTCCATGTGAAATTTGCAAAATGGTTTCCCCGCTTTATTTTATATTTCATGCTTTTTATTATTTGATGGTCTAAATGTATCGCCCAAAATATACACATATAACGGGCTATTGGATAACGCTAAAAACATTCCCAAATCTGACAGATCAGCAACATGATAAATTCCAAATCCACCAATTAAGAAATTGACAATAATAACAGCAATTGAAAATCTTAATCTTTTACTTGCGGGGATTTTTATCATCTTTTATTTTAGCTATTTTTATCATTAAATAAGCCATAGTTAACAAACCTACTAGCATACCAATAACTCCATTTGCCACCTCCATTTGTTCTGTAACAGAAATACTCATCAATTTAAAGTTGGCAAAAGAAACAATACCACCCCCCAAAGTTGTTAAAACAGTCCTTAAATGTTCCATTACACCCACTCGTTATACCAATGTTTATCTTCTATTATATATTTGCTTACAGGCAAGTCATAATCGCTTACAATATCCACAGCCCAATCTGTATAGAATCCACCTTCCTTAATTATATTACCCTCCTCATCGTATTCTGGTGGATATGGCACATGACCAACTTCCCTAACTGTTATAGTTCCATCTACAATTTGAGCAGTATATATTGAACCACTTGGATAATTACCATCTTCATCAGGTAATACAAAAGTATTTCTAACCGAAAGCCACTCATCTTTTGTTGTAAAACTTAACCTATATATCATTTTTTATACTGTTGTTAATGTTACCATTTCTGCATCACTCAAATAATCAAATACTGCAAGTGCTTTTGTTTTGCCGTAGAACCCCGTACCGCCACCTCCATTATTAAAAGCAAGTTCATTTAATGTGTTTGCTGAAAATACACTTCCACTTGTATCGGTTGCCCTTTCCACACCATTTACCCAAAGACTGAAATCATCAACTGCGTAACGAAATCCAACCTTTGAAAATTCAGTAACATCAGCAATCGTGAATGTCATATCTGACTGTGCAGCACCTCCAACATTTAGATATGCTCTAATAGTATTCGCACCTCCACTAAACGCAATCCTTAAACTACTGCTTGAAGTTCCATCACTCAATGCAATCCATTTGTCAGTAGTTAACCCTTCATCAACCAAAGCAGCAATATTTAAAAACAAAACTCCACTTTCACTATTAAACAAACTTTGATTACCAGCATTTGTAACTGCATCAGCTACCCTACTTGTTGTGCTTCCCTCAGTTGTTGGTAGCATTAGACTACTTGCATAATCGCTTTCTTCAAGTTGTGCGTAGGCAATATATATTCCTGATGTGCCATCGCCTGTGTAGGATGGGCTACCACCAGAAGTATAATCATCATTTAACATAACAAGAGTAGGATATCTTACATTAGTAGCCTGATTTGATGTTAATGTTAATCTATACCAGCCATTAGACAATTGTGTTATTTTAGTTTTTCCATTTGTATTACTACCCTCATCAATCAATAATCCTGTAACTAAATTATAAGAGGCGTAATATGAACCATCAGCACCATCAACTATTTTTATTTTATATCTTTCACCCTTTTTAACAAAAAATGAATGAGAGTAATCAGCTGATGGGGTAAGTACCGATGTTAAACTTTTTGTTATATAATGCAGACCACTACTCGTATCTTCAACAAGCTTGTAAGCCTCTCTTTCTAAATCTCCACTTCCATCAACTTTAGGAGCTTCAAAGCCTTGTACTTCTTTGATACTTACATCATCAACATAATATACAGCATCGGCAGAAGATGCAACTATTTTTATTTGTGCTGTTCCATTAGTCAACCCAATAGTTTCTACTGTTAGTAGTTCCCAAGCTCCTGTATTAGTAGATAATTTATTATAGTCTAAAACCGCAGCGTTCTCCCTACGCATATCAACCGTACCACTAACTACATATACCCAAGCTTCTATAACATAAGTTGTGCCTGCAACGATAACAGCAGTTGTATTCCGAATCCCTTTTCCACTTTCAGCCTCTACATAAGTTGAATACGTACCCGAATGAACTTTACCCGTTGCTCCATTACTTGCTGTGTTGGCTTTTAGTGTAACGGCAGCAGTTGAGTATACCGTCCAATTATCAGGTAGAGTTACATCAACTGTACCACCTGTTTCCATTCCTCCATTAGTAATCAACTCACTACCTGCCGTACTCGAATCCGCTTCAATAGTTGCACCACTCTTAGTCCAGTATGGGTTACCAAATGATTTTGGATATGTTATTAGATTTGTAGAAGCAGCCTCTGTCAATAGATATGGACAACTATCTCCACTATCGTAATTTAGTCTTGGAACATTTGCAGCAACATCTTCAATGTAACCACTTGCGTTTCTTCTTGTTGTTGTGCTTGACCTTGCAACATCAAAATCTCCAACAGATGTGTTTGGAACAACGCTATACAACTCGGCAGCCTTGTAGCCACTTGGCTTTAATATTAATACGGCATCACTATATATACTCATTTTATATATTTTATTTTAATATCCCAATGATCTCAAAAATGCAGCCAGGCATTGTTTTGATTCTACTTTACCGCCATCATCCAGCACCCTGGTCCTGTACCGCCTAACAATTAAAAGCTGGTTATTATTCCAAATTGATGGCAGCTGTTTAATTAACCCTATCATTATTCTGCTGGTTCTAAATAAATACGAACTGATCCGCTTGTTAACTTTATTTTTTCAATCGGATATTCATTTGTTCTTACAATAACATCAGTATCTGTTAATGTTACACCGCTTATGTTATATGCAGAATCTGCATTTGCTGTTGTAATTACATTTGATCCATTTATCCAAAGTTCTTCAATCACCGCACCGGAATCCCTGGGAATAACCACATTAATATCCAAAGTGTGTGATGATGTATCTGAAATAATTGATGTGCCATTTCCAGCACCGGTTAATGTTGCCAAAAAAGCGTTGTTTGTTTTTAATTCCATTTTTTATTAATTTTTTTAAATTCTGTCTGTTTTTATAATTGTAGCCCACTTTATATCATTTATTCCTGTATTATGAATTTCAACAACATCAGCAGCTGATAATGTAAATGATGATGATCCGCCATTAATATCATTTGATCCATCCGGAGCAATGGTTAATGAATTGCTGGATGATATGTTGATTATTTTAATAATTTGATTTTGTGTTTGATCATAATTTGGTAATGTAATTGTTAATCCGGCAATCCCAGGATTACAATAAATAATATTATCACCATCTCCAATTGTATGGTTGCCGGTTATAATCGCTTTGTTTCCCAAGCTGCTGGTTGTTTTCTTTATTCCATCCACTTCTTCCCGCAAAAAATTTACTGAATTTTTTATACCGCGATCCGGTAAGTTTTTATCAATTGTATCATCTTCAACAACCGGGTTGTTGTTACGATCAACAGAAATATTAACCCAGCCGCCTTCACATGTATTAAAATTGGCATTAAAAGTTCCATTTTTAAATGCGTATTTATTCCCACCGGAAAAAACCAAAACATCAGTCGGATTAATAACTGTGCTAATCCCGCTTACCATTCCATTGTAAAATTTAACTGGTATTTTTTGCGCTGCAACAGCTTCAGCAACTAACAAGCTGTTAATTTGCTTACCATTATAAGCACCGCCAATTGACCATTCACCATTTGAATTTTCCCAGTTTGCCGATGTATTTAATATTTCTATTAACCCACATGAATAGGTGAATGGACCATCTCCGGTAAAAGTATTTTTAAATGTTAATTCTTCGGATGATTTAACCGCAACATTGCTTGCATTTCTGTTTGTTGCTTTATGTCTTTTTTCACCTGGATCAAGTAAATATGTTTCATTGTAAGTTAAATTGAAATTTTGACATGTATAGCTGTAAGTAACATTTGCGGGAACAGATAATGTTTCCCCATTCATATCAATAAATTCAATAAAATCAAATTCAAATGTTCCCGCACCGCTGTAAAGAATCGGTAATGTTTCAAAACTTGTTAGGAATGTTCTTATATATTCCGCTGGGCTAACTCCAAAAGGCAAATGATAAACATCCGACAAAACAACATATCTTGCAGAACTGTTTGTTGTCCATTGTTCAACCCCGTTTTGATTTGTATAGTAATATGAGCCAATTTGCAACCGCATGTGAAATTTCCATTGATGAAATTCATCAAATGCTGTTGGGTTGTTTGTATCTTTTAATGTGCATCTAACATTTCCATTAAATAAAACAGTAGATCCACCACCACCGGCAACATTCCCAAAACCAACCGCAGTTTCATAGTTTGTTTGTTCCGGTAAAAAGTTATTAAGGTTTATTGCTTGCTTAAAATTATATGTGATTTCTGCGCTGGCTAAAGCTGGCAAATAACTCCATGAACCTTGTTTTTTAAATGCAGTTTCCAAAACCAATAATGATTCGCTTGCTGATGTATCTATATATGTACCATCTTTTTTATAATTTCTGATATTTAAAGTTGATGGGTATAAATTATTTGTTTGCAAAAAACTAAATGAACCATTTGATAAAATTAATGTTGCATGCCATTTTATGCAAATATCTTGCAGCACATTCCAAGCTGTTTCATTTATTTCATTGTTGTACTTATCAATTTTTATATATGCGCTATTGGAAACCCTGGAAACCGCCAATGGATCAAGTGAATTTGCTGGTGATGATGTAAATTGATCATCTTCATACCAATCAACCCCGGTTTTTAAAAACAGATCATCAGTTTCCCAAAATCTATTAATACCACTTTGTGTTAATATATTAATTAGATATTCAATAAATGTTTCAAAATCATCAGCAGTTCCATCATAATCAACATCTTTTAACAGCCCTAAACCATCAGTTGCATGTAAAGAAAATTTATATGGCAATGCAATATCTTCAATTTGAATCAAATCCTGTAAAATTAACCCAGCCCAAAATAATTTATATGTTGTATCTTTTAAATAAATAGCAATATAAAATCTTTGTTCCTGGGCTTGTACAATATCATCAATAAAACTTTCAAACGCTGTATTATCAGCAACACATGAAACCACACATTCAGATGAAATTACTGGTGAAAATCTTTTATTATCTTCACCGGAATAAGTTATTGAAAAACCATCCAATGAATCCATCCCAATTTCTAAATTATTGGGTGATCCATCATAATCAACATCAATTATATCAACGCGATATTCAAACCCATCAATGGATTTCCAATCAGCTCTATATCTTATATCTGCCATTTAAAATTAATATCCGGTTGTTCTATTTCTATCCGCTTTTGCTTTGTCAAATACTAATAATAAATCCTTCCCACTTATTCGGGATGTTCCTGTAAAATTCATATTACCACCAGCACCCATGCCCCCGGATAATGGAATTGGTGATGGAACAACCATTTCCCCGGATGTTAATAATGCTGGATATGTATCATTTGGAAATCCACCCGGCACAATTCCGCCATCTTTCATTTTAGCACCTTCCAACCCTTTTTTATTCATGTTGCTGATAATTTTAGCTGCTGCAACTGCCGCAATACCAACCGCAATTGCCGCCCCAGCGGTCCAGGGATTTGAACTTAATATAGTAAATGCCAACATGGTTGTGCCGTAAGTTATTAAAGCAGCACCCAATGATTTTAAAAATCCACCAATTACTTCCAATATCCGGCTGCCAAATTGTGGATCAATACCGGAAATCATATCCCCCAAACCTTCACCAATTGTTGTTGCCATTTGAGCAAATGATGCTGAAAATGATTGGTTTATTGAATCTGTTGCATCATCCCAGTTTTTAATTGTTTTTTCAGCATATTCATCAAAACTTGGCGGAATTAGTTTAATTGACCTATCACCACCATCAGCCATTGATGTATCATCCCCAGTTTTTTTGGCAATCATGGATGATGTTTCAATCTTTGTCTGAATTTTTATTGTACGGGTTTTTGTTGCGCTTTTTAAATTACCTTCAAATAAATTTAAATAGCCCATTACATCAGAAAAAACATTTTTTACTGAATCACCAAATGATTTAAATTCTGTGGTTATATTTTTGGGTTCGGTTTTTAAACCTTCTAATTTTTCAACCATTGGCGCAACAAAATCATACCCAAACAATTTTGCAACTTCATTCATAAAAAATGATGATGCTTTTATTAGCACTATAAAGGCATCAATGGCAGCATTACTCAACCAATCCCAATCCGATAATCTTTCTTTAAATGCTTCAAAATTATCATAAACATAAATAAATGCTGCCGCTAAAGCTACAATTGCGGCAACAGCTAATCCAACTGGACCAAATGCAGCTGTAAAAGCTGATCCAATCGCCCCGGCTGACATTACAAATAAACCCAACACCATCATTAATGGACCAATGGCAGCAGCTATTAAGCTAAACATAACTGCCATTTTTTTACCCTGTGGGGTTAAACTTCTAAACTTTCCAATTAATTCCTGGACCACCTTAATACCATCTTCAACAACCGGTTTTAATGTTTTTCCAAATTCAATTGCCAAACCTTCCAACGCTGATTGCACTTTTAAAAATGAACCTTGTAATGTGTTATCCATTACCCCAGCCATAGATGCTGCTGATCCGGCTGCATTATCAAATTTAACAGCTAAATTTCCCGCTTCTTCTGTATTTTCCGCCAGGATAGTGGCAACTGTTGCCCCCCTTTTTCCAAATAAAGCTAATGATTCTTTATTTTTATTACTTGCATTATTT